AGCCAAACCCATTGGCACAGTATTACCGCAAGCCCGGAACTTACATTGAATTGCCCAGTGGTGGCCGATTCTACAATACCACACCAAAGCTAAGTGACACCAATGAACTTGCAGTTTATCCCATGACTGCCAAGGATGAATTGGCTCTTAAGAATCCTGATGCACTGTTAAACGGTGAAGCACTAAAGCAAGTGATTGCTTCTGTGTGTCCTGACATTAGGGACGTGGCAGAAATTCCTGCTCCGGATATTGATGCTATTTTGGTTGCCATGCGTATGACCAGTTATGGCGATGACATGGAACTAGATGTCAATCACGGATGCGAAGCCAGTGATGGTAAGTCACAACGAGTTACAGTTGGCTTGGGTAGTGTACTATCAACTTCAAGATCTATCCCTGCGGAATTGGGCACTGTTACATTGGCCAATGGAGTTGTTGTTAGACTAAAGCCATACACACTAGAAGCACAAAGTCGTTTGTTACGTGTGCAGTTTAATACCATGCGGTCATTACAAGGTGCTGAAGCAAATGAAAACAGCACAATTGAACAAAAAGCAGACATTGCCAATCGTGGTTATGATCAGTTAGTTGTACTAAGCCAAGACATTCTTGCGGCCAGCATTATTTCAGTAACGCTGCCAGAAGGTGTTGAAGTAACAAACTACAATCACATTCATGATTGGGTCAAGAACTTGGATCGTGCCAGTAACGAACGTCTTGACGAAGAGATCAAAGCATTTGGCAAGTTTGGTATTACTAGAACATTAGAAGTAACTTGTGATCATTGCAAAAACAAGTTTACCACTGATATGCTGTTTGATCCCACAAGTTTTTTCAACGTCGGCTCTTGAGTCTAGGACTCGATAGAAACAAGATTAGACGTTTCATCGAGGGCATTGAAAACGAGTCAAGAGCCGTAATCAAAGAAGTATCCATGTTAAGTGTTTGGGGTAACATCAGCCCATCAGAAATTTGGAACATGACTCACGAAGAAAGAATGGTACTAAGTGAAGTCATTAAAGAACACACAGAAACCATGTACGGCAAAAAAGGACTTGCTCGTCGTTAGTATTCATTTGTAATACATCTTGGTAGAGCGAATACTTCGCTCTTGAATTTCGTATCGCTTCGCTCAACTCATTCAGTTTACTATAACCTATTTTTTTTAGGTTTAACACGATTTAGTATGATACTTGTGTTGTTTCTTAACACATGAACTACATAATGAATACTTGACCTGATGCTTCAGTCACACTTAGCCCTGTTAAGGACTAAGATTAACACTTGACCCGAAGTCCAATGCCACATTCAATTAAAGCAACTGTTACCAGTTAAGGCGGTCACGCTGTACCTTTTTACGCTTATCTTATTATGACGCTATTGTATCAACCTAATTGAACTAACTGATACAATATGCAGGATGTAATTGTCAACATTGCCTGCTCTTTTTGGTAGTACGATACTTACACCAATTCTTTTCATACCATGAATTGCGTCCTGTTAAGGATAGTGGTGCTAAGTCTCCGCTACTGCGTCGGAAGTTCCTTCCCCTGCGCCGCCCTAGGGCCAGGTTTTATGGGTGCAAAATAACTGGCTGCACAAGCCTATCAGTAGTAAATGAGTCTGGGGGAGTTAGCGGTTTACGCAGGAAGTATAAGGATTTATCTGTTGTACAGATGAGTTAACCATGTAGTTAAAGTTTGTCTCGGATATGATTTTTATGTACTTTGAGTGAGATGATGCCGTTGTAGTAGTCTGTGGATTCTAGTACTTTTCTGTCAAATTGTTCTTTTGCTTCTAAATAAGAGCATACTGCCTTTGCGTTGCAATAGTGTAGTATTTCTCTTTTAAAATTGTCTGCGCCCAGTTGAGCTATGTCTGCTAGTAGTTCTACGGATGAGCCATAATATGTTTGCCAGTCGGATTCAATTTTACTTCGAATCTTCTTCCGCTTTTTTGTACCGTTCTTTAGTTTAACAACCCGGTATGTGGTTTTAGAAAACTTTGACAGCTTCTTGCCCACATACATTCGGTTGTTAGTTAGGTTTGTTATAAGGTACACAAACCCAACGCAGTCATCAGGTAATGTGTCTACAACTTGATTGTTGTAAAACCACATTACTTGGCTGCTAACGCTTCTTTCTCCGCTGTAATCTCTTTACGGCGTTCCTTGATAGCTTTAGACATTTCCTGTAGTGCTTTACGAGCACGAGCAGCAGAAGCTTTTACACCCTTGCCTGCAAATTTTTCGTTCTCGGCTCGGTATGCTTCAAACTGTTCCAATAAAATTTCATGATTTGTCATAATGTTCCTTAATTTTCAATGACTTGTGTATCTGCTTCAAGCATAGTAAATCCATTTTCCTTAACTACCATAAGCACGTTATTCACTCTGCTTGCTAGTTCATCTCTATGTGAGATTAAGAAAATGTTACGATTCATTTCACGACCCATGGACTTTAGTACTGACATGGAGTGTTCGATACCTACACTGTCCATACCAGAGTCAACAAGTTCGTCAATAAACATCAAGTTCATTGGCTCTGTAAAACTCTCATACACATCTCTAAAACTCCAGCTCAATGCTAGAATTAAACGATTTCGTTCTCCACGACTTAGATTATCAAAATCAAAACTTTGTCCTAGTTGGCTAATGTCTACTTCCAGGTCGCTTTTAAAAGTAACTTGGTGTGGTAGTTGTAACTTATCCAAATAGTAACTGAGTCTATGATTCAAGTACGCTAAGTTCTGTTCAATAATTCGCTTTCGCACAAACGAATCTTTGCTAGTCAATAACTTTAACAAAAACTCTTGATGCTCAAGTAGCTTACTTACTCTGTTGATATCGTCCCAGCTGACCAGAGCTAGTGCGGTATTGCGCATAGCTTCAATTTGCTCTTGATATGGATCTTCTTCTTGAACCTTTGTTTCAAGCTGTCGACGAATGTTTTCTAAGTTGTTCTTGTGAGCCGCCGCATCTTCAACGTTTGCATACTTTGTTTTGGGACGATCACCTAGAACACCAATGCTTCTTACAGCCATGTCAGCTTGAGCCAAATAACTATGCTCTTCACGCAAGGCGTTGATAGTTAGGTCCACAGCAGCCTGTGCATCTGTAGTCATTTGATCGTGCCGTTCATCATGCACATCTTGCCCGCAACTAGGACATTGGTGAGCCTTGATCGACGCCAAGCTCTTTTGTGCAATATTCAATGCATCTTGTAGCTTTTTAACGTTGCTTTGACGTGTGGCCAATTCTTTGTTGGCTAACTTTAAACGGTTTTCGTTTTCTTTGTAAAGAGCCACGCCACGGTGAGCTTCAAGTTCTGCTTCAATGTCAGTGTTTTCTAATTCAGTAATAGCAACCACAAAGGATGCTGTGTCTGAGTCTTTCTTGCTAGTCCACACACGACTGCGGCGTTCCAAGTCGTCAATGGCTGATTGAACACGAGCATTGCTTTCTTGAAGAGCCTTGATGCGTGACTCTTCGTCTTTGATGTCGTCTTTGCTTTTCTTAATCTGCTCACGAAGGATTTCAGCTTTTTCACTCAGCTGTGTAATGCCCAGCAGTTCTTCAATGATGTCACGTTGATCACCACTTTTAAGACTCAAGAAAGGTTGAGTGTATGTGTTCAGCGCAACCAAGTGTTTGAACATTTCAGCACTCATGCCAATCACATGCTCAATTGCTTTTTGTGTTTCGCGGTTCTCGCCTTGACCTTCGTCGGTACCTGCTTCGTTTACATCTTGATCATCAACCAAGAAGCGAAGCAAGTTGGGCTTGCGACCACGTTCAATGGTATACTTTGATCCATTCTTTTCAAACTCAACAGTGACCAACATGTTTTTAGCATTGGTCTTGTTGATCAAGTTTTCCTTACGAATGTTTGTAAGCGCATTGCCGTAGATAGCATAACTCAGTGCATTGACCATTGTAGTTTTACCTACGCCGTTACGAGCACCGTCTCCACCCAAGTCCAAGTTGTTACCAAGCACAAGAGTTAATCCGTGCTGGTTCATGCGAAGAGCCTGGGTCACATTGCCCACGCTCATGAAGTTTTTAATTGTTAGGTTGTTAAACTTGATCAAACTGTTAGCCCTTGATAAATTTGTGTGAGAATTTGACGGTCAATAACATCAGACTCAATTGCTTGGATCTGATTAAGCACAATAGCATCTACAGATTCAAATTGAATCTCTCCGCCTGTCCACTCAGTTGCGTGTTCTTCTTTCTTGCCGGGAATCAAAGAAAGCTCACGCATGTTATATGTTTCTGCCCACTGTTCTTTGATGTAGGTAGCTTCTTCGTAGCTGATGTCTACGTCAATGGTGATGCGAGCAAATGTTTGACTGTCAAACAATTCAGCATGACGATCAATTGCTTGCGTTAGCGTAAGTGTTTTAAACTTGGGAGCACCTGGCCAAGTACGGAACTCTGGCTCTCCACCGTACTCCAAGAACATGCAGCCACGTTCGTCATCCCATGCATCTGCATAGTTGTGCGGGAATGGATTTCCCATGTACACAATGTTGCCTTTGCGTTGACGCTTGTGAAAGTGCCCTGAGAACACCAGTTCCTGATTAGGAAAGTGTCCAGCATTGAGTCCACCATGGTCTGGCATTTCAACCATGGCGTTCATTTTAAAGTGCGGCAGTTCAAAGTGACCAAACACATAGCGGCTCTTCAGCTTGGCTACTTTGGTCCATTCATCACCAACCAGCCATGGAATGATTGTCATGTCGCCTACTGTTAACTGTTCGTCAACTAAGACAACATTGTCCAAGTGTTTGGCAAACGGCAGTGAGTTGATCTCACGCTTTTCACGATATGCCAAATCATGGTTGCCCATAATCAAGTATACCTTTTCAAAGTGTTCCGAAAGATACTTGACGTTGGACGTTGTATAGTTAAGTGTGCTAACGTTAACAGTGGATCTGTTGTTGTGCCAGTCACCAAGAAAGATGCATGTTTCAGCACCTTCACGTTTGGCTTCTTCTACCATCCACTTGATAAAGTTTTCACAGTCGTTGTTGTGGCTACGACTGTTGTTACGAAGACCAAAGTGGATGTCAGTGAAGCATACTGCTTTTTTAAATGATTGAGTCATCAGCAATTATAGCATTTCTGCAAGTGTATGTCTACAACGAACCAGCTCGTCTTTAAGGAAAAGTTTTCGTTTCTTAAGTGTTTGGGCAACCGGAGTATCGTTTTGATGTTGCTCTTCGAGGATCAGCAGTTGCTTTTCAAGGTTCTCATGATGAATCTCTAAGTGATCAATATGTCGTTTCAAACTATCTGGATGTTGCATGTTTACTCCTTCTTTAAGAATTGTGCAAGCTCAGGTGCCTTCCAACCTAGAGGTTTTAGGACCTTGCCATCTTCACGCTTACGAACCTTACCAGTCTCTCGATCAATCTTGGCAAAGTTGGTATTCATAACTTCTTTCCAAGCACCTTCGCCATCAAAGCCGGCACTATGGATAGCACCAATGGTAACAACCAGGATGTCAATCAGTGCGTCTAATGTTTCAACTATGTCATTGTTGTTGATTGCTTCGTTTAATTCTGTGGTTTCTTCTTTGATAAGCCCCAGGTACATTGCAAATTGCTTTTGATCCGAGCCGTCAACACTTTGGTCGCAAGCTCGCATAAATTTTTCTTGGTCACGAAACGGATTTGACATTATACTTCCTCACTGTCTTCTAAAATAATTTCTGATACTTCGATATCAGCATCTACATCAACATCTAACTCGGTATCAGTTGCAGGAGCATCTGCATTGAGCTCTGCCAATACAGCTTCCTCTTTGAGTGCATTAAAGCGTTCAATGCCTTCCAAGTGTGCTTGCTGGCTTTCCATCTGACGTGTCCATGATGGCATTTGTCCGGAGTCGCATAACAAGTCGTCACGGATATCACGTTGACGCTTTTCTACGTTAAGCACTCGAGTAAATGAGTTTGTAACTGCGGCAGTGTAGTAAGCAAACGGGTTTTGTGATTTGCCTTCGTCAAATTGTAAGGCAATTTGTGTAAGCTGAATAAGAGCTTGCCCACGCATTTCATCCACATAACTGTAGCCACGCCAGTTACTACGT